TAATTTCCTTGCGCTACGTCCATTGCTGGGTTATCCGTATTTACATTTTCAATGTAATAAGTAGCCCCGTTAAACACGATTAAGTTGGTTTCCGTGATAAGGTTATTGCGGCAAATAATCTTAATTCCCTTCCTAAATACACGTTCGTTCTCTCTAATAAGCTCGCTTTTAGTACTAACTTTCGCGCTCGCCCAGATAGTACGAAGCAAGGTTCTTTGCTCGCTAAAACCGCCCGTATCAGTCCTCGTTCCCGAAGTCTCGTAAACCGCTATTCTATCGAAGAAATCTGCAAATTGTGGTTGCCTAGGCTTCATTTTTGAAAGTTACTGCAGGTGATATTCTACTTAAATGCTTATCTACCTCGGTTTGGGGATAGTTGTAGCCGCCTATTCTCTCCCAAGGCGTGATACCTTCTCTTGTCTTTAGGTCAACGATCTGAGGCTCGTCAAACAAATCGTCTAAATTAACGTAGTCTACCTCAATAGCTTCCAGTACCCTCATTGAATCGTTATCTAGTCCTGAGTTTTTTTTCCCAGTCCATAACGTAGGCAGCCGTTTCGATTTAGTCTCTACCGTAGCCGAACTCCGCTCTAACAAAAGAGCCACCAAGGGATCGGGAATGTTCTGAGTTTCGCCAATCAACCATCCGTACCAAGGCCGCCGAAATAATAGCTTTTTGCCTCTGGTCTTCTCGATAACCTTTCTCGGAAACACTCTACCAGCCCCCACTTGACGAACGCCTTGATAAGTAAACTTCCTTAACTTATCCTGAGCAACGTTGTAAAACAGCATAGTCTTAATTCCGTAGACCGTATTCTCATCTATCTTCATTTCGGCTACGTGTTTAACGTACTCTACCGTCATTAAATCGTCAGAACCTACATGAATAACTGCATCCCAATCAGGTTCTCGGTAGGCCGCTCTAAGCATCTGATTATGTTTCTCCGATACGGGATTATTCGGAGTCTTTATTACGTTGCACTTTTCGGTCAACAAAGTCGTGTCTTCCATTACAAGATCGTAATCCTCCTCATCACTTACCGCAATCGTAATAGGTAGTTCTAAGCCCGTTTCTTTACGAAGATATGCTAAGTGCCATAAGAACGCTAGAGTGATTTCTTTACGTCCCTGAACGCACGTCATTAGTCTAATCTTATTCATATTAAATCCAATTAGTTTTATCTACGTGAGTTCCGAGGATTTTAACCCCCTCCGAAGCTCGCTCACTTCCTCTGTTAAAATACTTGTAACCAGCGTAAGCCATTAGGCTCTCTTTAAACGCTGTTTGCTCTCCAGTAGTGATCGTAGACGTGTAAGATATCTCGAAGTAATATCCAGCGATACTGAGTATCTTAAAACGAAGCATATTACCTCGAAGAGTATAGTCTGAGGACTCGATAACAACCGTGTCGCCATCGTAATCAATCGCGGTTACACCAGTAATCGTTATTACCGAATTAGCGTAAGGAAGCTCGATAATGTAGCTTCCATCCGAATCGGGAGCCTCTATACTTACCTTAGCCGTTACGGTAAGTTCGTCATTCATCTGTTTGTACGTGATCTCCTGGGCTTCGTTTATCGTAGCTGAGATAATATCGTTCATGAGGTTGTCCTCAGCCGTTATGCCGCTTGACTGCTTTATATAGTTCGTTAACTCAGCAAGAGTGATCGGCTCCGTACCGCTTCGATCTATAACGTACTTAATCGCGTAATCTGTTAACATATTCTTTGGGTCTGTATAAGTTATCGAAATAATCCTCGTCAAGTTTTAGCATCTTGGTTTGGCAGTGCTTATTTAATCGCTCCGCAGTCGATCTGTACTCAAATCTAAACACGTGATAAATAGCTTGATAAGTGTAATGTAGGTTTTCGTCAAAAAGAGCTTCTAAAAATTCAAACTCAAGATGAACTAACCTAGGCATAACTCGCTCTAATTCCCTCTTCATTAAGCGGCTATCAGCACGAGAGGCGACTTTAAATAATGGAATTACCATTACTTAGCGCTAGTTTTGCCTTTTAAAGGATCTTTACTTTTCTCGGTAGTTCTTTTTGGGGTCGGAACTTTTCTTTTTTCCACGTACCCCTTTTCTAAGTGATACTCCTCTTCTTTTTTGTTCTTAAAAGTAACAACTTGACCCGCCTTTTTTAGATCGTTAGACGTATCGAATGTTCTGATTACTAGGAACTCTTCGTTTGCTAATTTCTTTGCCATTTTCGGTTTAATTATATGATTTATATAGCTGCTAATTTACTGAATATTTTCATATAAATAAAAAAGCCCCACCCGCTAAGGGGTGAGGCTCTCTAAACCACTAACAACCTACTTACTATGTGAAGTCTTGAATTTTAGCAATGTCAGTCGCTAAAGTACCGAAAACAAATGAGTCTGGATAGTAAATCGGGAAAGCTAACCGTTCCTCAGCAATCACGGTGATAAGGTTTTTCTGAGCGTTATCCTCATCCTGATCGTAGAAGCGAACATTAACGCCTTTGCGGTCAAATATCTGCGCTCCATTTAACCAATCCCCTATGAAGTATTCTCCTACGTTTACGGCAGTATTACGGAACACTGGGATGCCAGCAATAAACAACTGACCGCCCAAGGTATTAACTAAGTCTTGCTTAACATAAGCTCCATTAGCATCTTTAGCCGTATAAATAGTGTAGTAATCCTTAGGGCTTAAGAGAACGCCTGAGGCTTCGTATTCTAGGCTTTCAATCGTAGAATAAACAGCGATAACCAAGTCAATTATTTGCGCGTTACTATCAGCCGCAAAAGCTATGAAAGCAGTCGCATTTTGGTTCAATCCAGTAAGATTCTGACCAGATCCGCTACCGTAAAGCAACTGGCTGTCTTCTTTCTTGCGAATATCTTTCGTTAAACGCCTCGATAGGAAGCTTGTTAAGGCTGGAATATCGTCAATCATTTCCTCAGAAATACGTGCAAAAGCGGTGATCTTACGAACTGGAGAATCAATAGCATCTAAGTCGTAATCTACTTGGCTCTTGTTAACGCCTTCCGCAGTCATATCAGCAGCGCCTTCGCCAGCAGTCTCCTGAACATAACGGAATACGTTAGAGGTCATTGTTCCTTGTGGAATCAACGAACGAATATGTACCGGACGTTGAGCGAGTTCTAAAATACTCTCTCTACGATTTGGAGCGATAACCTCTCCCGTTAATGAAGCTGCCTCAGTCATTGTGCCGATAGCTTTACCCGTAATGTCCATCATGAACTGACCCGCTTTATTTTCACGAACCGCTTGCTGGAAACCTTCCTTCATCACATTGTCCATGATTAAATCCTCGAAGCTCTTAGTCTCAGCATCACGCTGGATGAGACCTTTCCTTACTTGCGCATCCAGCTTGTCAATAGCGCCTTGTAAAGCCAATTCCTTTTGACCGAGCAAGTCGCTCAGCGCTTTTACTTCCTTCTTAACGTGAGAGTCAACCTTATCGGTATAACTTTTTTCGAGGCTCTTATTGGCCTCTTCAATTTTCGAGTTTAAATGCGTTTTTAAAGAACTAATTTCGTTCTTCAACGCTTCTGGAATATCCATGTCTTATTTTTTTTTGGTTTAAAAATCTTCGGAGTCAAACATCGCCACTAAGTCCAACGGCTTATCGAATTTGAAAGTGCTTTCAGGCGGCTTTACCTCTTTAAGTGTCTCTAATATCGCTGCTTTAACTTGCTCGTAATGTGTTTGTATCTGAACGAATGTTTCGTCAGTAAACGTCCCGCAAGATAACGCTTTTGAAAGCGCATCCATACGCTTTACTAAAAACGCTGATTTCTCGATTTGGTTCATACCCTTCATGCCAACTACGGGAGTATCTTCGTTCGCTCCCCAAGTTACCGAGGAATACTCGAACAACTTCACCTCCTTAATGTGGTTGATATTAGCCTCTCTATCGTGCTCTTCCTTCATAGGAATGAATCCGATTGAATGCTCAGTAATTATACCCTGCTCATAGAGCTTTCGGTAGTCTCCGTTCTTTATGTCACTAATGTAGGACGTAATAAGAAGCCCTGAACTATCTTCTGACATGTCAAGAGGCTTTCCTATTGGATTCCAACTATCGTGCTGGTAAAGGTGCTTGATTCTATTTTTTCCCTCAGGCCCATTTTCCTTGATAGTCTTAGCAAAAGCGCCAAGCTCAATTATGTCGCCATCAGAGTCAATGTTATTAAAACGAGAAGCATAAAGGATGACCTGTCCCTTGGTCATATCCATATCCTTTACCTCGTAAGAAATGTCCTTTGTTTTAAAGCTGTTCATCCTTCTAGTTTTGACAAAGATACTGGAAAGTATGTTAGAATGCCGAACAAACAAATAATGCCCCGAAGGGCATTATTTTGTTACCAACAAGGTAAAAACTGGAAATATTATTCAACGATGTAAAATAAACGACATCTGCAATTGATAACTTCAATCGCAGAACCAGCACTGTCAAGGGGCATGAGCATATAACTGTCCCCTATTCTGAATCGCTCATTCTCCTCTACAATATCGCCATCGGCTTGAATATGTGTTAATCTAGTACGAGAATCAATGTACGCCATCCACTTTTTTTTGAAGTTTACGTCACTGGTCTGTGCTCCTAACAAGCTCGCTCTATTCGCTAGGGCAGCAACCTCTGTTCTCGCTATTCTTTGCGCTCTAAACTCGTTCGTTACTCTCCAATTCAATCGAATATTCTGCTCTATTAAAGCAATCATTGATACTTCACTTGCGCCTTGTTCTAATCCCAATTCTACCGCAGCCGCTATCGCTCTCCTTGCCTCAGCTTTACTGCTTTCGGCTATTGTCCTTACGTCCGTAGCGGTTTTGTTGTCCAAGTATTCCCGCATAAACAAATAGTACGGGTCGTCAGGGGGGATGGCTTTTATCTTAAAATGCTTTTTAACCCCATTTGCGCGGGTCTTTATAAAGTC